TGTTTAAAGGGGGTGCGATATGCACCTCTTTTTTTGTACCCATACCAAAAGAATTAACAATAAATTAACACATATTATTTGTGTAGTTAGAAAATTATTTGTATCTTTATAGATTGGACTCTCCCGAGGGTCCACCACTCATACCTTATATCTCTACTCTCTACTCACATCATCATTTCCAACTGCCATTCAATTCAATAGGTATGAATTTAATACCCTTACTTGTGAATCTAATACCCTTTTCGTATATTAGCTATGAATTTAATAGTATGCCTAAACGTAAGATAAAACCCATTCCGATGTATTTACAAGACACAGACAAAGCTCGTAAAGCTATCTCTTGGGCATTTAGAAGCTTTCTAAGAGCATATCCCAAAGTAAGTGGTGATGAGTACCACATTATAGTAGATAATGGCTTAAAACGCATTAAATCGCCTCAAACGTACAAAAAAGAAGAACTGACTGAGAAACTATGGGATGTTTACCTAACATATTACGATAGGCACATTAAAGAAGTAGGTTATGAATCATAACTGGTTACTTATGTTATTATACGAAACATATTATATATTTTATATAAAGTGCTTCATATTAAAATACATTCTGATACATAACCTTCTTAAAATACATTTTAAGATATTATGCATCTTAATATACTTTAAGATATATATTATATATATGTGCCACACAGGCAGGTGCGTAATCAAAAAGTACACTTAACAAAGCAATTATTATTTAGATATGAAAACCATAGAATTAGAATTATCAGTTCCAACCGCCTTATCAGACATTACGCTTGGGCAATATCAGCGATATATGAAAGTAGTCGAGGAGAACGAGGGAGATGATAATGCAGGAGAGTTCTTAACGCTAAAGACCATTGAGATATTTTGTAACATCTCACTAAAGGATGTTTTAAGCATTCCTGCTAAAGATGCCGATAAGGTATTAACTATAATCAACAAGGCATTTGAAGAGAAGCCGAACTTAATAACTAGGTTTGATTTGCTTGGTGTCGATATGGGATTTGAACCAAAGCTAGAGAATATATCTCTTGGGGCATATATAGATGTTGAGGATAATATATCAGACTGGCAAAGAATGCATAAAGCTATGGCAGGGCTTTACAGACCAGTCAATTTCAAGAACAAAGACAAGTACACCGTAGCACCATACGAACCCAGCGAAGAGGTCTCTAATTTAATGAAAGAGATGCCACTAGATGTTGTTATGAGTGCTATGGTTTTTTTTTACGATTTAGGGAAGGAGTTGTTGAGAGCTATCCCGAGCTATATACAGAACAATCTGACGGAGGAACAGACTTATCAGCTCAAGCAAACTTTGGCTCAAAATGGGGTTGGTACCAATCAATATACGGACTCGCTGGAGGAGACGTTCTCAAGTTTGATAAAGTTACCGAGCTTCCAGTATTCAAGTGCCTCAACTTCCTAACCTTTGAGAAAGAGAAAAACGAAATAGAAGCAGCGATGATAAAAAAAGCATATAAGCGATGAAAGAGTTTTATAATTTAATGGACAAGATTTACAGATACCTAAACGGTAGTCCAAGTGTAAACACAGTAACCTTTGGCAATATCTTTGACGTAGACTTAGCCAAGCAAACGCTGTTTCCATTGTCGCACGTTAACATACAAAACGTTACGTTCTCAGAGCATACAATGAATTTCTCTATTCAAGTAATATGTATGGATATAGTAGATGCCTCTAAGGATGATAAGCTAGACCCAGCCTCAGTTCCATACAAAGGATTGGACAACAGGGCAGACGTACTAAACACACAGCTTACGGTAATAAACGGATTGCAAAGCTCACTAAGAAGAGGTGGGCTAAACGATGAAGATTACGTATTAACCTCTGATGCAACTGCCACATTATTTGAAGATAGATTTGAGAACTTATTATCTGGTTGGGCATTAGACTTGTCTATTGAGATACCCAATTCAAATATGCAAATTATAAATTCAACAGGAGACGGTTGTAGGTAATGGAGATTAGATTCAAAAATACAGAGGACTATATAAAATCATTTGCCGAGAGCAAACTGGTTCAGTATTTCCTTGAGTCCTATGAAACCACAAGAAGCAGAGGATTCGGAGGAAGTTCTCAGGTACGCTCTAGCGGCGCAGGTGGTGAGTCTTTGAATGTAAGGGTAGAAAATAACGGTCTTGACATAAACCTATATGGCAACTCCTACCTGCAGGCTGTTGACGAAGGAACAGAACCGTTCTCACCTCCGCCACAAGCTATAATAAATTGGTTGCAAACAAAGCCAGTTACACTTAGAGACTTCAGTACAGGCAGAGAGCTAGACAGAACACCATCTAACTTAAAAAGCGTTGCCTACAAAATAGGGGAAGCTATATCGCTAAGAGGTATCGCACCAACGAACTATATAAAAGAAGTTGTAGAAAGAGGTTTTGAAGAGATACTAGATGGAATGAACGCACCACTCAAAGAAGATGTTGAAAATAAATTAGAGGAAATACTAAAAAGTGTCGGCTATACAAAACAGGGAGACACATACGTTTTAAAGACAAAATAAATGGCAAAAATAATAAACACAAGAAGTCCGTTTTATATAAAGGTTTATCACTCATTATTATTTGAAGCAAAGTTACAGCTTTATATATATGAGGGCGTAAAAACTACACCTGATGCTGCGGATTTAAAGTACACAATACAAAAGGCAGAACTTGGGGGTAACAATTACGTTGTATTTGAAATATCTGAGCTTGTAAGAGATTACATTGAAACAAAGTATGACGGAGAATATGATAGCTATACTGTTTGGGTAAACCCAGTAGTTACAGCATTTCAGTCAGACGGAAGTACTATTTCATCACCAACAGTAACGCCAAGTGATTACGCATCTCAATTTATAGCTACCGATGGTTACGGTTACTTTGAGGAGGGTATAAACCCAGACTTTGATGAAGGGCTAATGATGTCTGAAGGAACTATATACAGGGTTAATGACAGAAGCGTAAACATTCCAGTTAGCGCAGAGACAACAAATAGCGTTTCCTTTTTGCTAAACGGAGAAACTGTTTACTCAAAACTAATTGATTACGCAGACCCAGCAAACCCAACAACATCTGAAACAATTCAATATGTAGCATCTGATGATAATTCAGAGGCGGATAACTACAAAGAAAGAGTGCTTGAGGATGGCGGTGTTTTTGAGGACAACACATTACTCGAGGCATTTGAAGAATCATTTGATATAGGTGCGGTTGATGAAGTTTATGTAAACTATACCACTGGTAGTGAAGTAAACGAAGATGGCGATACCGTATATAATTACGAAACCAAAATACTAAAAGTAAAAACATTCGACTGCTCAAAGTATGAGCCAATAAGAGTTACCTTTGTAAATAAGTATGGCGCACTACAAGACCTGTATTTTACAAGAAGAAGTAATGAGTCTATCAATATAGAGGGCAGCGACTACAAGGCATCTGTTTTGGACTTCGGCAACTTTAGTTACGACACATCTGAGCATCAAATGAGAACGCTAAACTTAATGGGTAAAGAAAGCATTACGTTAAATACAGATTACATTGATGAGTCTTGTAACGAGCACATAAAACAACTTATGTTGTCAGAGCAAGTCTGGATGACAAGGCTCACAGACGAAGAAAAGATAGTGCCATTAAAAGTAAAGACACAAAGCCTTCAGATGAAGAAAAGGGTTAACGATAAGTTAATTCAATACACTATGGAGTTTGATGTTGCAGCAGATAAAATAAACAATATTCGATAATGAATAAAGTTGTACTTTACATAAAAGATGCCGATAATGTTTATCAGGCGGTAGACTTGTTTGAAGATGAAACTATATCTGTTACGTCTAAAATACAAGACATAAGGGATATATCTAAGATATTCACAGATTTCTCGCAGTCTTTTACGTTGCCTGCCTCTAAAAAGAACAACAAAATATTTAGACACTTCTACAACTACTTTATATCGGAAGGAGCTTTTGATGCTAGAAAAAAAGTAGATGCTGTTTTAGAAATAAACTATATACCATTTAGGCAAGGAAAGATATTTCTTAATAGCGTTAAGGTAAAAGAAAATAAACCCTTTGCATATAACGTTACATTCTTCGGTAATACGGTTACGCTAAAAGACTCTTTGGGTGATGACGAATTAAGTCAGCTTAACTTTTCTCAATTTGACCATTCTTACGGTACGGATGAAGTTAGAGATGGTCTTACTACTGGCGTTGACTTTAGCGGAAACACCACCTCAATTATATATCCGTTAATAAGCCATACTAAAAGGCTTTACTTTGACTCAAGAAATAGCGGAGGACATAGCCTTGATGGAAACCTTCATTTTCAAAGCACAGGAGGAGGAAGTAATAACGCAAATTTAGCTTTAGAATATACAGACCTCAAACCAGCTATAAAAGCAAAAGAGATTATAAATGCCATCGAAGATAACCCAAAATACAACATATCTTTTGTAACAGGAGATGATGACGATTTCTTTGATTCAGATGCGTTTAGCAATCTATATCTATGGTTAAGCAGAACTAAAGGTGTGCTTGGAGGAGCCGAAAGCGCAGAGGAAAAAATAAAGGTTCTGGAGGATTGGCAATACGATTCTGGAGATAATTTTGTGTCTATATCTCTTGACGGTCAGGAGGTGTTCTTTACGGATATACCAGATAGTGGAACTCCCTTTAGTTCTATTGGTTTAAACTGCACAATAACCCCTTCAAGCGGATATGAAAATGTTCAATACACAATACAAATGTATAGAGAGGGTGTTCTCTGGGCGGAGACATCTAATGTTACTGGAACTAAGTCTGTTTCTTATAATTCTTCATTTGGATTGGGTAGTTTTTGGAACGATATAAGGTGGAAGTTTATAGTTAGGTCAAATTCTCAGTTTTTATTTACTCCTAGTCTTCGTATGTTTGACTTTAGAAGCTCCCCAGAAAGAAATCAAGTTCTTGATTGTAACCCAAGCCAACTTACCGCACAAAGCGAGGTGATAATAAGCGAAGAAGTTCCTAAGATGAAAATAATAGACTTTCTATCAGGAATATTCAATATGTTCAATCTTACTGCTTTCTTTATTGATGATATGAATAGCCCTAATTTTGGCAAAATAAAGGTAATGAAGCTAGATGAGTTCTACACCCCTACCGACACAGGTTCAGATGCATACCCATCAAGTATATATGACATAACAAGGTATGTTGATTCTAGCGAGACTGATGTTGAGGCAACAATTCCATTTAGCGAAATAAACTTTAACTACCAAAAAGCCAAAACACTACTAATGAAGCAGCATAGCGAGGCGTTTAATAGTGAGTTTGGAGATGAAGAGTTTAGACCAGATGGAGTAGATAGGGGTAAACCATACAATGTTAAAGTTCCATTCGAACACTTTAAGTTTGAGAGATTGTTCGATGACAATTCTCTTGACATAGCTTCTGGCACACCAACAGATATTCAATGGGGGTATTCAGCAGGAGACAACTTCAAGCCACAACCTGAAGCAGACCCAAAAACAGGAAATTACGAACCAGTTTTGACAAAACCAATGTTGTTTTATGGAATAAACACAACCATAGCAAGTACCTTAAGATATATAAATTGGACTGGCACCTCACACCAAGCTCTTTCAACTTATTGGAGACCATCTAATACAAATGAAACTGGTAGCAATCCAAACTACAATTTACCGTTAGAGTTAGGCACAACAACTTCAACAACAACGAATAAGCTTGTCGATAGTAGTCAGAACTTCTTATCAACAGTTGAGGTAGGAGATTTTGTATCAAACACCACAGATTCAACTTTAGCTCTGGTTACTGCTGTTGATAGCGACACAACATTATCATTAAGCTTAGACATATTTGTTTCTGGTGAAGATTACAAGGTTTATAGAAAACCTGCTTTTACTTTGAACTTTGATAACGAGGTAGATGAGTGGAATCTTATAGATTACTCTGGAGAAACAAGTTCGTTATTCAGCAAATTCTACCAAACATATATCGAAGATGCCTTTAATGCTAAGAAAAGAATATTTAAACTAACAGCACATTTGCCAAATAGTATATTACTTAACTACAAAATGAATGATAGATTCAAAATCGGAGACAAGGTGTTTACTATAAACTCCATAAATAGTAATTTAAAAACAGGCGAATCTAAATTAGAATTACTAAACGTATTATGATAAAGCAGATTATAGATTTATTGCAAGTATCCGACTGGTATGGCATATCTCACAATATAGACATTGCCAAAGGAATGTATAAGGGGTGCGCTAATTGGGATGATGTGAAGGAGCAAGTAGAAAGAGTGAAACAATCTAAAGCATACAAGAATGGCTGAACAAAAGATACTCATATCGATAAATATTAACGATAAGCAGGCTACCAAGGGTCTTGGTTCTGTTGAGGCTGCTACCAAAAGACTTAACAAGGAGTTGTCTGACGAGGCTAGAGAGCTTGCTGTTGTTAATGAAAATTTGCGTATTGCCAAAGAAAGAAATAAAGAGTATGCTAAGGCTCAGATGCAGCTAAGCAGTACAAATGATGGTTTCAATAAATCCTTAAAAGGAACTAGTGCAGCACTAAAACAAGGAAGGGCTCAATCTGGTCTTAACAACGCAATATTACTTGAAACAGGTCGTTTAGCTTCTGATGCTAGTTATGGTTTTACAGCGATAGCAAACAACTTGTCTCAGGTCGTTACATTGTTCTCCTCATTTGCCAAAACTAATGGTGGTGTAATTGCATCTTTCAAGACTTTAATAAAATCGTTAATAGGCTCTGGAGGGTTCTTAATTGCAATCCAGTTAATAATATCTTTCGGACCTCAAATATTTGCTTTCTTTGAGAGACTACTTGGATTTACAAGAGAGCTTCAAGATGCGTTTAAAGGAGCTTCTGGAACGGTAAAAGATAGTGCTGGTTCTTTTGAGACATACACAAAAACACTTCAAGACGCTACAAAATCTCAGGCTGAACAAAAAGACGCTATAAAAGCCCTTAACAAAGAGTTTCCTGATTACGTTAAGCAATTAAAGGATTCAAACTTAACTTTAGGGGATTTATCTAAAGGTACTGAAGAAGCTGTAAAAATAACTGATTTATATAGAGAATCAATAATAAAACTAGCTATCGCTAGACAAGCTCAGGTTAAAATTGATGAGGCTGCTGGTAAGATTGTTGATTTAAGAATAGAACAGGAGATGCGGGCTCTTGACAACCCCAAAAGAATAGAGAAGAGGTTGAAAAGAGTGGAACAGCTAGAAAAGGAACACTCGGAAGTAATCGCAAAATATGGTACTGGAAATTTAAAGGAGAAGGAGGTTGCTAAAAAACTAGCAGCAGCAAAACTAGACTTAGAAGAAACCAAAAACTTTAATGCCGAAGAAATAAAGGAGCAGGAGGAGAGGATAAATAAGTTAATTCCGTTTACCGACATTGAGATAAAAGAAAATAAAAGAAGGGGTGGCTCAAGAGACAGGTTATTTAAGGCATCAAAAGATTTCACCGTAAAGGAGCTTGACTTCAATAAGCAGATACAAAAATCTCAACAGAATTTAAGACAGTCGTTTATAAAAGATGAGTCCTTTAAGATTAACGAAACAGCAAGGGCGCAAAAAGAAGTTCAGGCGTTAAGAAGAGATGACTACATAAAACAGCAAGAAGAAAGAAAAAATAACTTTATAGCTGCTCAAAAGGTAAGGTTGGACAACTTCCTTGCAGAAGAAAAAGACGGTAAGAAAAGAGCAGCAGCAACAAAAATATATAATGATGCTGCTAAACAAGCTGAAGATGAGTTTTTAGCTGCTAAATCTGCTGCTTATGATGCATACAATGGTTATGTTGTAGAGAAAGACAAGGAAACTAAAAAGCTACTAACAGACCAGTCAATAAAAGATGCTCAGGAGCTTCAAGCAGTAAATAGGCAAAAGCTAGATGCTGAGGCAGCATACCTTGACGAGAAAAACAGGATGAATGGAGATTATTCATTCTTCCAAACCGAAAGAAACATAAAGACACTTGGTATGGATGTGGCAGCTCAACAAGCTGTTGTTGACTCGCACGCTATCGGTACTATTGAAAGAGAACAGGCTGAATTAAGATTGTTTGAATTAAAGAAACAACTAAATTCGGAGGAACAGGCTCTTGCTGAACAGAAGTTTGCTTTCTTTAATCAGCAATACACAGCTATAACAGACGCTTTAAGCCAAACATTTACAGTTTCGGCAGAAAACGAAACTATTGCTTTAGAGGAAAGTTACGGAAGGAAGATTGCTGCTGCTGAAGGAAATAATGTAGAGCAGGAACGCTTAGAGAAAGAACTGGCGGTAAAAAAGGATAAAATCGCAAGAAAACAATTTAAGATAGACAAAGCGATGAAAATAGGAAGGGCATTGATGGACACCTATCAGTCTGCTTTTTTGGCTTATGGCTCTCAACTTATAGTCGGAGACCCAACATCTCCAATAAGAGGAAGAATAGCTCAGGCTATTTCTTTGGCTACTGGACTTGCAAATGTAGCTAATATTGCTCGTCAAAAATATCAAAGTAATATTGGGGCTGGTGGTAGCGGTGGCTCTAGCGGTGGTAGCGGAACAACAATTCAAGCACCAGACTTTAATGTTGTGGGGGAATCACAAACATCCCAATTAGCTCAAACTGTTGCAGGGCAACAGGCAAAACCAGTAAGAGCATTTGTAGTAGGTAAAGACATTTCAACACAACAAGAATTAGATAGAAATACAACAAATACCGCATCATTCGGTTAATTCAATAGTATGAAGGTAATAGAATTATTTATAGACGAAGAGGGAGAGTTCTCAGGCATTGATGCCATATCAATTGTAGAACAACCTGCAATAGAAGAAAACTTTGTAGCCTTGAAAGAAGAAATAAAAGTTGAGCTTGCTGACGTTGATAAGGATAAGCGCATTCTTATGGGTGCTGCACTTATACCTAACAAGAAAATATACAGGAGAGACAAAGAGGATGAATATTATATATACTTCTCTGAAGATACTGTAAGAAGAGCATCTGAACTGTTCCTAATGAAGGGAAACCAAAACAGGTCAACTCTTGAGCATCAAGCACAGCTATCGGGAATGTCGGTTGTGGAGTCTTGGATAATAGAAGATGAGCAGTACGACAAATCTCGTAAGTACGGACTAAAGATGCCTGTTGGTACTTGGATGGTATCAATGAAAGTAAACAATGAAGAAGTTTGGAAGGACTACGTTAAGACAGGCAAGGTAAAAGGGTTCTCAATAGAGGGTTACTTTACTGATAAGGTTGCTATGTCAATGATTCAGAAAGAGAATGATGCTGCTGAAATACTTTTGGAGATTGCCGATAGCATTGAAGCTGGAAAGCTAAACCTAAAAACATACGGAGACTACGGAAGTGGTGTTAGAAATAACGCCAAGAGAGGTATTGAGCTAAACAAAAAGGTAAATAACCGTTGCGCCACCTCTGTGGGGAAAATAAGAGCCCAGCAGCTCAGTAGAGGTGAAAAACTCAGTGTGTCAACAATTAAAAGGATGTATTCCTACCTATCAAGAGCTGAAACATACTATGATGCAGGCGATTCTAAGGCTTGTGGCACAATTTCATACCTATTATGGGGCGGTAAGGCTGGTTTAGCTTGGAGTAGAGGTAAGTTAAGGGAATTAGGTGAGTTAGACCTATCCTGCGATTGCACAGAGCTGTCTGAAGAGCTTGAATTAGGTTTATACGACAAAACATACTCTGATTACCCAGATGCAGCTAAAAAGAACGCTAGAAAGGCTCTAGCATACTATGACAGCAATAAACCGAGATGCGGAACACCGCAGGCTTGGCAATTTGCCCAACTAATCTCTGCTGGCAAACCACTATCAAGATGTCTTATATCAGAAATGGCATCTTACAATAGATTTGAAAAGAAAAAGGGCGAGCCATACAACAAAGGTTGTGGAGGATTGCTCTGGGATGCTTGGGGAGGCGAAGAAGGTATTCGATGGGCAGAAGGTAAGCTAGATGAAATTAACGCAAACGAATCTAAGCTTGATTTATCCTCTAAAGAAATAGACGGTAGACTTGCATACGACACAAAAGAAGAAGCGTTAAGAATCGCAGAAGATATTGGGTGCGAGGGTTTTCACATACACAATGTTGAGGGTAAGGATTGGTATATGCCTTGCAAGGAACATAAATTAGCTAAATATGATGACAAGGGAAGAATTAAACGAAGCAAGAAAGCTCCAAATTCCGATACTCCAAATCCTAATCCAAAACGAGGAAGCAATCGCAATCCAAAGGGTGCTGCTGGGAAGTCAAGGGGAGTTACTGTACCCGACAGAGTGCTAAAGTCGTTACAGAAGAAAGCTAATGACTTTAACGAGAAGTATAAATCTAAAAAGGGATATGGAACTACTGTTGGACAACTGAAGTCTGTGTATCAGCGAGGAGTTGGTGCTTTCCAGACATCTCACAGTCCTAATGTAAAGTCAGCAGAACAATGGGCGCAAGCTAGAGTAAACGCCTATATATACCTTTTAAAGAACGGTAGACCGCAAAACGCTAAATATACTACTGACTACGACTTATTGCCAAAGAAACACCCTAAATCAAGTAAGAAATGAAAAGTAAAGAAACGGTAGGACAACAAGTGCCGACAAACTCAAAGAGAGGTTGTTTATGCAAGAACGGAAAGACTTATGCTAGGAGATGCTGTGATGGCACTCTTAGAAGTCAGGGGATAGGAAAAATAAGTGCCTGAAAATCTAACAGGTTGTTTAATACTTGTTATTTACCTATAACTATAACTGTTAATTAACATAATATGGAGAGTAAAGCTACAAACATTCTAAATGATATTATGCAAAAGCTCTCTGCTATTAACGAGCCAGAAACTAAAGAGGTTGAAAACATTGAAGTTGCAGCCGAAGAAGTTACTGAAACTCCAAAAGTAGAGGAAGTTGCATTGTCTGAAGATTCTGTTGAGGAAGCTGCTACTGAAGAAGTAGATGCTGCTCTTGATGCTGAATCAACTGAAGAGGTTGAGTTGGCTGAGGAATCCGAAGAAGAAGAAGCTCCAGAAGCCGAAGAAGATGAGGCAGAAGAGCTAGAGGAAGATTACGTATCTAAACAGGACTTCGATTCTAAAATCGCAGAACTTGAAGATATGATTAAGTCTATTAAAGAGGATATGATGGTTGAGTATGATAAAGTTGAGCAAGAAAAGGCTGAGCTTTCGTCTCAAGTTGAAAAGCTATCTGCTGAACCAGCAGCCGAGCCAATCGCACATACTCCTTCTGAGAAAACTGAAAACAAAGAGGTGATTAAATTCGGTCAGAATCGCCCTGCTAATACACTTGACCGAGTATTTTCTAAACTAATATAACAATGAGTAATAAAAAAGTAAATCTATACGCTGGTAATGGTTCTGTTGACACTATTACTTCTACTTACGCTGGAGAGTTTGCAGGGAAATATATCTCTGCTGCGCTTTTAAGCGGTAAGACATTAGCCGATGGTGCAATCACCGTTAAGCCTAATGTTAAATATAAAGAGGTGGTAAAGAAAGTTGCTTCAACTAACTTTATCGCTGATGGTACTTGCGACTTTACTGCAACTGCTGATGCGCTTACATTGACAGAGCGTATTCTTCAGCCAGAAGAGTTCCAAGTAAACCTTGAGCTATGTAAGAAAGACTTCAGAGCTGATTGGGAAGCTGTAAAAATGGGATATTCTGCATTTGACAAGCTACCTACATCATTTTCTGACTTTATCTTAGGGCACGTTTCGGCTAAAGTTGCTGAGAAAACTGAGCAAAACATCTGGGCTGGTGTAAATGCCAACGCTGGTGAGTTTGACGGTCTTACAGTTCTTATGGCTGCTGACGGTGATGTTAACGATGCTGCTAATGATTCTGAAACTTCTTTCACATCAGGCAATATCGCATCTCTACTTGGAAATGTAGTTGATTCTATTCCTTCTGCTGTATATGGCAAAGAAGATTTGACTATCTACGTTCCTACTGGTGCTTACCAAGCTTACATCCGTTCACTAGGTGGATTCGGAGCGCAAGGTCTTGGTGCTGCTGGTACTGATAGCAAAGGTTCACAATGGTATAATATGGGTAACGCACTTTCTTTCGAAGGAATTAAAGTTCAGTTAACTCCAGGTATGCCATCAGACCACATCGTAGCTGGAGAGGCTTCTAACTTGTACTTTGGTACAGGATTGCTTGCCGACCATAACGAAGTGAAG